GGATGGAGCTGCCGGAGCTTGAAAATATGGACCACTGCTTGCTGTGCTAGTTCCGATAGCATTGGTTGCCGTTAATGTTACAGAATACACATTGGTGTTTGCTAGCCCGGTCACGGTAATCGGCGAAGTTGTGCCGGACGCAGTAGCAACTACGGAACTGCCAAGATACACTGTGGCAGTAATTGCTGTGATTGGACTGCCGCCATCGTAACCCGTGATAAACGGAATTTGCACAGAGCAAGTGCTAGATGTGATAGAAGTGATCACAACGGTTGATGACATGCTGACGGACGAAACTGTTTGGCCTTTGGATACCGTATATGTTCCTGTCGACCCAGAAGTACCCGTCAACTGAGCGGTAATGATCGTATATTGCGTAACCCCAACGCCGGAAATAACCTGACCGACCGCCAACGACCCGCTGGAAATTGCTGAAACAGTCATTGTTGAAGCAGCAATAGACGCTGTAAACACGCATGAATTGGCAAAACTTGGTGGGTTTGGTTTTGACGCAGAGGGCGTTCCGGGCCATTGCCGCGCCCCTAAACTTTGCTGCTGTTCGTCCATAGACCAAATGCCCGCCGCAACGGTTTGCGTTGGGTTGTTCAGTGGCCCAATAATCCCGCCGTTGCCTTTACGCATTAGGAAATAACCTCTCCAGAAGCGACCGCCTGAAGTTTACTTGCCGTATCTGCCGTCAATCGCAACGTGTCATTCTCTTGTATATAAATTGACTTTGACAAAACATCCAAACCCGCGCCAGCAGGGATAGAAATTTGATACAGAATGTTATAGGCAACGGATGATCTAAAAAGGTCCACTGTGATTTTGTATGATGCCGCTGTGTCAATGTTGCCAATATACAGCGCGTCCAGCTTGATGACCTTGCCTGCAATTCCTGTCACAATTGCAGTTGCAGATGTTCCAACTGCTTGAACATAGGTTGTGCCGATAATTGATGTGACATTGACAATATTTGGATCAGCCATTTTTATCCTCCGAACACAATCGCCATTGCAATTGCCTTTCCTGTTGAAACGCCCGTATTTGCAGTTGAAACCCACGAGGTTCCATCAGATGTGAGTAGATTTCCCGTAGTGCCGGGGGCAACTGCTGTTACAGCACTTGTGCCGTTCCCAATCAAAACAGCCTTTGATGTCAATGTTGTTGCACCCGTGCCACCCGCCTGAACAGGCAACGTCCCTGCGGTAAGAACAGATGCAGATGTGGAATATACAGCATTATTTGCAGCGGTAAATGTAGTTAAATTTGTCCCACCATTGGCAGTTGGAAGCGTTCCAGTTACCCCTGTTGTCAGAGGCAACCCTGTTGCATTGGTTAATGTGCCGGAAGTGGGTGTTCCAAGAATAGGCGTGACTAGTGTAGGACTTGTGGCAAGAACAACGTTTCCAGTTCCAGTTGTTGCCAACTCACCAACAACGCCAGCGTTATCGTATAAAATACGGCCCGTTGTGCCGCCTGTGATTGTGGTGGTTCCAACAGTCAATCCACTTGCGCCAGAGGCAGCGGCCCAAGAAGGAACGCCCGCTGCAAGCGTAAGAACATACCCATTTGTACCGGCAGTTAACTTGGAAAGAGTGTTAGACGCAGACGCATAAAGGATATCACCTGTTGCGTAAGTTGTTATGTTCGTGCCGCCGTTTGCAACGGCAAGAGTTCCGGCTAACGTAATTGTGCCGGATGTCGTAATTGGACTGCCCGTAACAGAAAGCCCTGTTGTTCCACCGCTTAATGCAACGCTTGTTACAGTGCCAGAACCGCCGCTAACAGTTGCCCACGAACCATCGCCACGCAAATATGTGGTAACAGATGGAGTTCCAGTTGCACTGATACCGCCAACCGGAAGGCCGGTTGCGTTAGTCAATGTTGCAGAAGTTGGAGTTCCAAGGATGGGAGTGACTAGTGTAGGACTTATAGAAAGAACATTGTTCCCAGAACCCGTGCTAGTAGTTACTCCTGTCCCCCCGTTTGTAACGGCGAGCGTTCCGGTCACACCCGTTGCAAGTGGCAGCCCAGTGGCGTTTGTTAAAGTTGCAGAAGTTGGAGTTCCAAGAACGGGGGTTACAAGAGAGTATGTTCCGCTGCTTATGCCATTCAACGCCGTAACAATAGGAGTAAAGTTGCTGTCCAAATACGATAGTTGGACAACCCCTGTAAGAGAACCAAACGTGTACGGGACGGTTATGGGAAACGGCATCTATATATCTCCGAGGACGCGCTACATTATCACGCAATTATCCATATGACCAGTAGATAGGATCACCATTACTCTTTGCCCAATCTACTGAAGTTGCCCCATTAAACCAGAACGACTGATACTCCACGGCAATGGCATACGCCACACCAACTTGCATAACCCCTTGAGTGCTAATGTTAGCAACAAAGGGAAATATTTCCTGCCCAATAAAAACATCCAACGGTTCAACACGACTCGGGCGAGGCTCAAACAAAGCCTGTGGTTCAGTAGGTGGAAAGATTGGCTGGATCTGTGGGTGCTTGGGTTCCCAGCATTCAATACAGGTTCGCAGCCCATTCCACTCTTTCCTCAGAGTCATATGGCGGTACTGGAATCCACACCGGTCACACAGTGCAATTGCATAATTGCCCGCTGCGTATTTGCCCATGTTACACTACCCTGTACCAGTTCCTCACTGGAGTGAGTTGCAAGGAGGCCCGATCACGGTCTTCACTCTTGGCCCTATCAAACTCTTCCTCATACATGGCCTTCAGCATTTGGACACGATCTGGAGCTTTTTTCATAGCGATATAATAAGCAAGACCAGCCACGAGACAAGGATAGAACCGGAATGGAATGTCGAGGGTGTTTGCGCCGCCTCCAGCATCATCCATACGGACGAGCTTATCAACAATAAGGTAGTAATCTGTGTTAGGCCGAGGCCAAATAACAAGTTGAGGAGTGATCTGACGGTTGACATAAAACTGAAGGGGACGCCCAATTGAAAGTTTATTTGGAATGCTGAGGTAGTAGTCACGACTAATTCGGTCAACGGTAAGATCCTGCTGGTTCTGAGAACCAGCAGTACTAACAAACCGACAGGCCATCGAGATGATATCAATGGTAGAGGCCGGAAGTTCGTATGTTAGACCATCGGTGTTGACACCACCATTAGCACTAACGGTTATTGAATCACGGGCAATGGTCCATTGATTCAGACCACGGTTAGCCCATTCAGCCAGCAAAAGGTTCATGCTCCGGCGGGCAGTGCGTTGATCATAGCCCGTACGGACTTCGATACCACACCGCTCAAAAGCCTCCTCGATATAGTCTCCTAAATCGAGGTTAAACGTTTTTGTGCCGGAAGTTGCCATTTTAGCTTACCTTGCAGCTTTTCGACCGAGCCACGCCTGTCCCCTTGGGGGATACCATACCACCGCCAGCCTTGCAAACAGAACCGCCATGGTTCATCGCAACACCCATACCACGAGTAGCGATGCCACCGCCGCGCAATCCTTTTGCGGACTTCTGGGTATCGTGACGTTCATCATCGGAAGAAGTTTCCCACTCGGCCTTTGACATACCACGAGATTTTGCCAGCTTGGTATCTTGGGCAATGTCCTTTTTGGACCCTTCCCACATACCAATGTTCATTAACCCAGTGTTTGATTTATTGCCTGTGCGAGCCATTAGTACATCCTCATCTTTCCTTTGCCTTTCGTAGCGCAACCCGCACCACGAACAGCACCCCCGCCAGCCATCTTCTTGCGAACCATTCCACCCTTGCGTTTTTCAACAACATCACGAAGCGCACGGTCTGACTCGGTCATTTTAACGCCGGGGTTGTAGTTGCTCTTAACGTCACCTACGCTGCCCAGCTTGTCCTTAACCATGTCCATAATACGACCTGGAGCAGCTTTAAAGTTTTCAAAGGACTCGGCAGCGGAGCGGGTTGGGATTGGCTGATACTTCTTAGAAGTATCTTTTGCTTCTGAGCGCATCGGAGAGGCGTCCATGGGAAGCGTATCTTTTTCCTCCGAGCGCATCTTGGGGCCGTCCGGAAGAAACTCTTCGCTGCCCGGACCGGATGGGCCAACTTCAATTTTTTCCTTGGGCTTCCCCATTTGAGTCCCGTAGGTTTTGCCACGAAACTCAAAGGTCTTATCGCCACGGTTGCGGGCTTCACCGAAGGCTTGGTTAAACTCTTGCCGAATGCTTGCCATCTCATTTACCCTTTTTTGCTTTGTCGGCAGTAACCAACGCAATAGCTATTGCTTGTTTACGGCTCTTGACCACTGGACCTTTTTTGCTGCCGGTGTGCAAAGTTCCTGCTTTAAACTCATGCATCACTTTTCTAACTTTGGCTTGGGCCTTCGTGGGCTTTTTCATTTTTTCTTGCCTTTGCCGACAGCAATCATAATCATCATTCCTGGTTTCTTGACTGCACCACCCTTTTTCATGGCTGCGCCCATGCCGCGAGTAGCGACACCGCCACCACGAAGAGCTACGCCCTTACCTTTGACAGCCATACCACCACCGCGCATCTTATCTTCTTTGCGCTCCATGGACTTGCTTTCGCCAGTTTCGTGCTTCTTCATTGCACCTTTAGAAGCATAACGCTCACCGCTGGCTTTTTCCTTAACTGCCCCGCCCTTTTTCATAGGAGGAGCCGCACTCATTGGAGGAGACATGGGAGCAGCGGCGGGAGAAGCCATCATTGTTGCATCTGCCATGGCAGGAGGCATAGGCGCACCAGCACCACGGCGATTGGACATAGCCATATTCATGGCGCGTTGACGAATACGCTTGGGCATCGAATCATTTTTACCGGGGGGTTTCATGAGGGCCATCGTAGTTCTCCTAGCGTTTGACAAGATGGTCTGCAATGAGACGATCTATTTTTTCTTCAATACGATCAAACCTTTTATGTATCAGGGCTAGATCGCTGTGTAATTCTGTTTTTGTAACGTACTTTTCTCTGGTTTCCGATACGGTTTTCCAGAGTTGGTTTTGCTGGCTGTTAAGATACACCAGTACCCAGCCTATCGGGACAATGAGGAGAGTGTGAAGCATGTTCCACACGAGATCAATGGATACGTTCATCACACCCTGCCCGACTTAGTAAAGTTTACGCATGACAAGGATGATTGTGTAAGCATCCCC